TTAGAAGAATACTTGATGACTTATTTTTTAATAGATTAGATATACATACATCATTACCTATGTGGACAAGAAATGTTTGTAAATATGGTGATGACTTTTTATTCCTTAATATTGATAGTGAAGAAGGAATTACAGGTGTTAAACAATTACCTAATATTGAAATTAGTAGAAAAGAAAATGAAGGATTCGGTGAAAACTCAATGAATGCAGAAACAGATAAATTTAACCCTGTTAAGTTTATATGGGGACAAAGAGATATCGAATTTAATGCTTGGCAAATTGCACACTTTAGATTATTGGGTGATGATAGAAGATTACCTTATGGGACTTCTATGTTGGAGAAGGCGAGAAGGATATGGAAACAATTATTACTTTCTGAAGATGCGATGTTGATATATAGAGTAACAAGAGCACCTGAGAGAAGGATATTTAAAATATTTGTCGGTAACATTGATGAGAAAGATGTACCTGCATATGTTAACAACATCGCAAATAACTTCAAAAGAAGTCCAGTTATCGATCAGAACACAGGACAGATAGATACTAGATATAATCAAATGGCACAGGATCAAGATTACTTTATTCCTGTAAGAGATGCAAACGCACCTTCTCCAATAGACACTTTACCTGGGGCAACTAACCTATCTGAGATTGCTGACATTCAATATCTACAGAAAAAATTATTTACTGCACTTAGAGTTCCTAAACCATTCTTAGGTTTTGAGGAGGCTAATGGTGAAGGTAAAAATTTGGCGTTACAAGATATTAGATTTGCTAGGACAATTAATAGAATCCAACAAGCAATGTTGCAAGAATTAAATAAGATTGCAATTATTCACTTATATATTTTAGGGTTGGAGGATGAGTTAGAAAACTTTACTTTAACGTTGAATAACCCATCTACACAAGCGGAGATGTTGAAGGTTGAACAAACTCAGTTAAAGGTAACACTTTACAAAGACGCAGTATCAGATGCTGGTAATGGATTTGGTTCAATGTCAATGACTAGAGCTAAGAAAGAAATCTTAGGAATGTCTGAAGAAGAAATTAGAACTGATTTAGAACAACAGAGATTAGAAAAAGCTGCGGCTGCAGAAATGGAACAAACCGCAACTATTATTAAGAAAACAGGTATCTTTGATAGAGTAGATAAATTATATGGTGATTTCTCTGCATTAACTGGTGGTGCATCCGCAGAGGGTGGTACAGAAGAAGGTGGTGACACAGGTGGTGGATTCGGAGGAGATACTGGTGGTGAAGCAGGTGGAGATTTAGGTGGATTTGGTTCAGATACAGGTGGTGAAGAAACTGCTGCAGAACCAGCACCTACTGAAGAGTCAATAAAGAAAAAAGATAATCTTTTATTAGAACAAGATAGAAGAAGATACGAAGAGAAAGTTAAGAAATATCAGGGAATTTACTTAAATAGACTTATGGAAAGTTTAGATAAGGATGAAAGGGTTTTTAACTTAGATGAGGTAGAAAAAGATACTGAAACACTAAATTCCAAAATTAGTGATATGACAAAAGAAATCGATAATTTAATAAAATAGAACTTTTTTATAAATTCAGAATATTTATTTATAAAAAAGAACATGGAGAATTTTGGTAATATTAAAGATACCTTTAAAAATTTAGTGGTAGAGTCTGTAATTAAAAAAGACGAAAAGGGAAAAAAGTTATTTTCTAAATTTTTAAAAACAATCAAAGAGAATAAAACACTAAAGAATCAATACCTAATTTATAGTAATTTACAGAATAGTAAATTTGATGATGTTGTTGAGGCGAAAGAATTTGTTAAGGAGAATATTGAACTTCTTAAAGGTTTAAATGAAGGACATATCGTAAAAGGTAATGAGTTTTTCCTTAAACTACTTAAAGGTAATAAGATAGTAAAAGAAAATCAAGAATTTTACAATAAAGTATCTTATTTAGTTAATACTGAAAAAACACCTTCTAATATTAAAAAGATTAATGAATCAATTAACTATATTGTTAAACCTATGTTAGAAAAAGAAGAGGTAGAAGAAGTTGTTACAGAGAGTATAGATTTACCACCTAGTGTATTAACAAAATTGGCGGTAAACAAATTTAATTCTAGATATTCTAACATTACAGAATCTGAAAAAGAAATTATCAAAACAGTACTTAATGGTACGAATGAAGATAAAGAAAACATCTATAATAAATTAAAAAGAGAATGTATTGATGGAATTGATTCAAAATTAAATGAATCATCTGATTTAGAACTTAAAGATAAACTTCTTAAAGTTAAAGATAAGTTATTAAACTCAGGATTCAATTTAGATACTTTCAGTACTGACATTTCTAAATTTTATGATTTAAAAGAATCTATTTAAAAAAAAACGGATTAGGACCGTTATTGTCTACGGACAAATATTACCCACTAAAGTTCGCTACTATAGTGGGTTTTTTAATTACACTGAAATTTGACATTTCACGAATATTTTTGTATTATTATGTACAAACTTTAAAATAACAAATTATGAAAGAAATGAGAAATGAAATTAGGAAAAGAAATCAAGTTAGATTTATTAGACAACTATAAAACTAAGATTGGTACAGTTAACAACAAAGAATCAAAAAGTCTATATATTAATCTATGTGCGTGGGGAGAATTAGAAGAATTAGACGATACTTTAAATTACGAATATTTTTTAAGTAATTTAAGAAAAAAAATAAAACAAAAATTAAACAACAATCTCGATCAAGATTTATATTACAATAACAAATACATTGTAGATTTAGATATGAGAACTTCAGGACTATCAGTAGAAAAAAGAAGTTTTATGTCCTGTGAAATAACACTCTATCAAAAAAAACATTATCCATTAAACAAACCAAAAATTATAGATAGTACTAAAAGTATTATTTATGATGTCGTGAATAATTGTTTGGAAAACAATAGCGTTTTTACTTTCCATAAGAGAAAAAAGTAATTTTTTTAACATAGTGATATATTTATAATTAAAGTATATCATTATTATGGAAATATTAAAAAAGAATGAGATAAATAAAAAAGGTATTCTTATTGAATATGACGCAGGATACATTTCTCCAAAAGATAATCGACATTTTATTAGTGAAATGACCAAACTATCAAAAGGGGAACCTATTATAGAGGAACCTTTGATAGTTTATGCGGTTATGCAAAAATATGGGGTTGAAAATAGAAATGAAAGAGTATACCCTGAAGCGATACTTAGAAGAGAGGCGGAAAACTACCTTAAACTTATTAAAGAAAAAAGAGCGTTAGGTGAGGCGGATCATCCAGAATCATCTATTGTCGCAGTAAGTAGAATTTCTCATAATGTGGTAGACCTTTGGTGGGAAGGTAATGTACTTATGGGTAATTTAGAAATCATTATGTCACCAGGATTCGTAAATCAAGGAATCATATCTTGTGAAGGTGACAGAGTAGCGAATTATTTAAGAAAAGGTTTAAAGATTGGTGTATCATCAAGAGGTGTAGGTTCTTTGGAAAAAGAAGGTGGTAAGAATATGGTACAAGATGACTTTGAGTTAATTTGTTGGGATATTGTTACCTCACCATCTACACCGGGATCTTGGATTTATAGTGAGGAACCATCTAGAGAACAACAGATGTCAGAGTCTAATACTAAAAAAGAAGATTCTATCCTTAAAGATAATTTAAATAATTTTTTACTCGATTAGTAAAATAATTAACACTTTTCGAAAATATAACATATTTATTAAGAAATGCGCTATATAGTGCACAAATAATAATTAATAACAATTAAAAAAACAAAAAGTAAAATGGCTGAAAAAAAGAAATCAATCATCGAAGAGGCTTTACTAGAAGCAAAGTCTTTAGAGGATGCCTTAAAAGCCAATACGAAAGAAATGCTTGCGGCACATATGTCCAAGGAATTTGAAAGTATCGTTGAGTCATCTTTGAAAGAGGAAGATGAAGAAGAAGAAAAAGAAGTCTCTGAACAAGAAGAGATGGATTTAGTGGACGATGCAGAAGTTGAAGGGTCCGATGATGAAGAAGAAGACGTTGATTTAGATCTTGAAGATGAAGAATCTGATGAGGATGAAGAATCTGATGAGGATGACGAAGATGACGTTGAACTTGACTTAGACACTGATCTAGACTTAGACGCTGGTGAAGGTGAAGAAGGAGAGGAAATGGAATTAGATTTAGAATTACCTTCTATGGATATGGGAGGAGAAGAAGTAATGGACTTAACAGGTGCGTCTGATGACGAAGTTGTTAAAGTTTTCAAAAAACTCTCTGACGATGATGAAGTGGAAGTTGTAAAAGATGCGGATGGTATCCATCTAAAAGACAATGAAACGGGAGCAGAGTATTACATTAAGGAATCTATGGATGAAATGTGGGATTCTATGGACGAAGGTGAGTATTGTTCTGAATGTGGTTCTGGTTCTATGTACGAAGAAGAAAATCCTGAAAATATGGATGAAGTAATGTACGAGATAGAATTAGACGAAGATTCTGACATGATGGAAATGTTTAAAGAAATGGATGACATGAAAGAAGGTCACTATGAAGAAGGTTACCACATGGAAGAAGGTGATGAAGAACCTTTAGAGGAAGACAAACTACAAAGACACAGAAAGTTCGCTGGTAAACAAAGATACAGTGGGGCGAAAGTGGGTAGAAGAGACGAATCTAGAAAACTTCGTAAACCTTTAGTGAATAGAAAACCAAAATCATCTACAGTTTCTGAAACTAAGATAATGAAAGAATACAAAGAGTTGAAGTCTAAAAACGAAGAGTATAAGAAAGCACTTAATGTATTCAAAGACAAACTTAATGAGGTGGCTTTGTTCAACACTAACTTAGCGTATGTGAATAGAATCTTCACTGAGCATTCGACAACGAAAAAAGAAAAAATGGATATCCTTAAAAGGTTTGACAATGCTGAGTCGATCAAAGAGTCTAAAAACATATACAAAACAATTAAGACTGAGTTGGATAATAAGAAACCAATTAACGAGTCTGTACAAAAGAAAGTTAATAAGACTATTGAGTCTTCAAAGTCGCAAAATCTAAATGAGTCTACTGCTTATGTAGATCCACAGATAACTGCGATTAAAGATTTAATGAGAAGAATCTCATAAAAATAATAAAATAACAAAAATTAAAAAATAACAAAAAAATGGGACATTTGTTAAATTCAGGTGAAGTCGGAAACATCGGACTAGAGCACCTAAAGCAAATCAGATCTAAAACTATTTCTAAGTGGAACCAATTAGGTTTCCTTGAAGGGTTAAAAGGTCACGTAAAAGAGAACATCGCACAATTGTACGAAAACCAAGCGTCTTCTTTACTTAATGAGTCAACTTCGGCTGATTCATCAGGTTCTTTCGAGACAGTGGTATTCCCAATTGTACGTAGAGTATTCTCTAAATTATTGGCTAACGATATCGTATCGGTACAAGCGATGAACATGCCAATCGGAAAATTATTCTACTTTGTACCTAAAACATCTGACGGTGCATTCGCACTTAATGGTAAAAATGAAACTACTAATGGTTCACTTCCAGAATGTGTTATTTCAGGATGCGGAACAACAGTAACTGACTATAGAGCAAAAAATCTTTACGATTTATTCTATAATGATGGATTGTATGATGCTTCTAAAGGTAAAGCTACTATCACTAATGGCGCATTAGTAGGTAAAACATTAAATAGTAATGGTGAAACTGTAGACACTGCATTCGCTAGCCAACCATTGGCAGCAGATGGTTCATTTAGAAGCCTTAAAGCTTGTGTTACTGGATTCACATCGGCAGGTGCTGGTAAACTTACTGGTCCTGATGGAAACGAAATGGATACAGAAGAATTTTTAGCTTCTTTGACAGTTACTTCAGATGATGCAATTGCAGATGCAGATGGTAATGAAATTATCGCAGCAGGTGGTGTAGTACCATTCAGATTAGTCGCACAAAAATACGGAAGACAAAACGCATCTTATGATGATATCTGTGATGCTAAT